AATAAACTCATTCAGATGCTATCGGAAACCGCCAACGCTTTCCGTACCTTTGCAGATGAGAAGCGATCTGAGCGCAAGCCTCGCAAGAAGAAGCAGAAGAGTCCAAGCCAAATCACCAAGAAGGTGAAGTACTTGCCGGAGTCGAAGGAATACGGCATCAAGAGCATCTCGCCGGAGAAGATCATTGGCAGCGAAATGGTGGTTGTGTTCAACGAGAAGTACCGTACACTAACCGTACTCTTTGCGAAAGACCCGCGTGGACTCAGCGTAAAGGGAACCACCGTTATCAACTACGATGAAACAAAGTCTGTATCCAAGAAACTCCGCAAACCAAAGGATGTGTTGAGCAAACTTACTGGTGTTCGTGCAGTACAAACCATGATGAACGCCATCAAGACCAAACCCGCAAAGATGAGCGGGAGAATCAATGAGAACTGTATTCTCATTGGAGCCTACTAATGATTCTGATTGATAACAACCAAGTGCTGTTGGGAAGCCTGTTCGCTCTTACAAAGGGTGATGCTGCCCAGTTTTCAGAAGACCTGTTACGACACACGGTGCTGAACATCTATCGTACATACAGACAGAAGTTCCGAGATGCCGGTGAGATTGTTCTCTGCCATGAGGGTGGTAAGTGCTGGCGTAACTCTGTGTTTCCGCAGTACAAGCAGAACAGAGCCAAGGCAAAGGCGTCTTCTGATGTTGATTGGAAGACAATCTACAGCATGATTGACGGAATCCGCGAAGAGATTCGTGATGTGTTTCCGTATCGCCATATGCGAGTGCAGGGAGCAGAGGCAGATGATGTGATCGCCATCTTGACCAAGCACCATTCTATTAACGAAAAGGTCATTATTGTTTCTAGCGACAAAGACTTTCAGCAGTTGCAAATTTACCCGAATGTTCGGCAATGGAGTCCCATGACAAAGGGATTTGTGGTGTGTAAGAATCCAACCGAGTTCTTAGTGAACCATATTCTTGCAGGAGACTCGGGGGACGGCATTCCGAATATCCTGTCTGATGACGATTGTTTCATTACTGATGGCAAGCGTCAGACTCCTCTGACCAGTAAGAAGTCTGCTGCTATTCAAGAGCAGATTCTTATTGTGGGTAATGTGTTTGATGGTACATCAAATATGCCAGACAAAGTAAAAAGAAACTGGGATCGTAATCGCTGCATGGTGGACTTTAGATACATACCTGTGGAGTTGGAGAAATCTATTCTGCAAAAGTATGCGGACTCCACTCCTCCTCGCAAGGGGAATATCCTCTCTTACTTGATAGAACATAAGATGAGAAATCTAGTTGAGGTTGTTTCGGAGTTCTGATATGAGCAGAGAATGGAACAATTGGGACAATTGGGATGATACTGGTTCGTTTGAACGCTTTCACAAAGATCGCGGTATAAAGAAGAAGAAGAAGCGTGGTGACCGACACTCGCAGAAACAAAAGATGCGAGAAGCAAGTTCGGACATTGATAGGTTTGAGGATGAATCCTTCTTTGAGGACTTTAGCAATGAGCGCCCCGACACCAAATAACGGTAAAGGTAAGAAGATTGTTGCTACAGGTGGGTGGTCGCGGGGAACTCCCAAGAAACACCCACCACGAACGCCTGCTACTCCGGTTCCCACACCAAGACCTCAGCACCCACCTTCTCTACTTAGCAAGGTGAAGAGTGCCGTAGATTCATACGCTTCACGCGGAATCACCCAAGACAAGAGATGCGACGAAGACACCAAGAAGATTCGCTTGATCTCGTGCCATGGCGACGAGGAACGCGGGATCGCCCCATGTCAGTTTAGAATAGACAGCAAGACAGAAAAGGGCAGATTCTACTGCGCTGAATGCGGTTGCGGAGATAGGAAGGCAACTTGGTTGAATGCAAAGCAGCCAGAAGACTACACCAAACTCGACTTTCCGAAGGTTGTTTGCCCTCTCAATATGCCTGGGTTCACGAACTACACTTCCTCTGCGGAAGAAACTGTTGAGCGAAGAATGAAGTACGACTTTAGCCGAAAGGAGCAGATCGAACGGCAAGTAGACTTAACGATCAAGAAAACCGATGCGTCGAATTAACCGCCCAACAAGAGTAGACACCACATCGCAACCACCACGGTCATCGCCAAATCAGCCTTCGGACATTCGGGATAGGCAAATAAACTCTGCACCACCCAATCCTCATAAATCTAAAGGTTGTGGTTGCAAGAAATCAAAGTGACCGTATACTATGACAACCCCTACAAAATGGAGACACAATGACTGCTACTGAAACTGAAACTGGTATGAAACTATCTCAAGAAACTCTCGCGGTTCTCAAGAACTTCGCCTCTCTGAACTCTAACATTCTCATCCGACCGGGCAATACTATTGCCACCGTGACGCCTGTGAAGAATGTCATGGCTGAGGCAACCGTAGACGAAACCTTTGAAACGGAGTTCGGCATTTGGGACTTGAACAAGTTCCTTGGTGTGATCTCTCTGTTCAAGGAACCGCTGCTGACTTTCGGAGAGAAGTCTGTTGTGATCTCTGATGCCGCCCGCAAGAACGCTCCGAGCGTGAACTACTACTACTGCGAACCTAGTCTGCTGACTGCGCCCAAGAAGAGCATCACTATGCCCGACATTCTTGTGTCGTTCAAGTTGACCGCAGACAATGTTGCTGAGATCATGCGCGCCAGTTCTGTGCTACAGGTTGGTGACATCTCTGTGCGTGGAACGAAGGACAAGATTGAAGTTGTCGTGTTCGACAAGTCGGACAAGGGTTCAAACACTTACTCCATCGTTGTGGGAGAGAACAAGGCGAAGACCAAGTTCGACATCCACATGAAGGTGGACAACCTGAAACTTATGTCTGGCGATTACGATGTTCATATCAGCAAGAGCATTGTTGCCAAGTTCTCGCATTGCAGCAAGGACTTGACTTACTTCGTTGCGCTTGAGGCAACTTCAAGTACTGCCTCTAAGGAGTAAAGATGACTGCTACGGCAACCGAATACCTTTGGGTGGAGAAGTACCGCCCAAAGGTGATCGCGGATTGTATCCTTCCGTCCGCGATGAAGAAGACTTTCACCGATATGGTGGAGTCGGGCGAGGTGCAGAATCTGCTGCTATCTGGCGGCGCAGGATGCGGGAAGACTACAGTTGCCCGTTCCTTGTGCAACGAACTGGATAGCGACTGCATCATCGTCAACTGCTCAGAAGATGGAAACATTGATACCCTCCGTACTCGCATCCGAAACTTTGCGAGTACGGTATCCATGTCAGGCAACAAGAAGGTTGTGATTCTTGACGAGTTTGATTACTCGAATGCCCAAAGCACACAGCCTGCTCTGCGTGGATTCATGGAAGAGTTCAGCGCGAACTGCCGGTTCATCCTGACTTGTAACTTCAAGAACAGGATCATCGAACCGCTTCAATCGCGGTGTACTTGCATCAACTTCCAAATCCCAACCAAAGAACGACCCACCCTCGCCAAGCAAATGCTTCAGCGAGTCAAAGGCATCTTGGATGCCGAAGGTGTCGCATACGATGACAAGGTGCTTGTCGAACTCATAATGAAGCACTTCCCCGATTTCCGCCGCATCTTGAATGAGTTGCAGCGGTATTCGGTGTCTGGCAAGATTGATGTTGGCATTTTGATCCAACTTGGTGAGATCAAGATCAAGGAACTCATCTCTGCCTTGAAGGACAAGGACTTCACATCGGTTCGCAAGTGGGTTGTAGAGAACTCTGATGCCGATTCAGCATCTCTGTTCCGCAAGATTTACGAGTCCATGTACGATTGCTTTGCTCCGTCTAGCATTCCCAAGTTGGTTCTGATTCTGGCAGAGTACCAGTACAAGGCAGCATTCGTTGCCGATGCAGAGATCAACATGACTGCTTGCCTGACCGAGATTATGATGGAGTGCGAGTTCAAATGAGCATGAGGCCTATTGGTAAGTGGGTTGCTGTACGCACCGATCTTGGTAAAGAGAAGAAGACCGAGGGTGGAATCATCTACAAGGATGATAAGACCAAGGGCCACTTTGTACTTGCTGAAGTGTTTGCGGTTGGATGTGGGGTGACCGAAGATATTCGTGTCGGAGACACGGTGTATTGGGAGTTGGCAACCAACCAAGGAAACCATTACGGTGATTTAGACTTGGTACATCAGGACAACATTGCTTTGGTGGTGCGAGATGGCGTATAAACTGACTGACTATCTCAACGCCATCAATGTGAACAAGAATCCCCTATGCGACGAAGAGTATGACGAGAGGGGGTATGTTCCGTTCTTGGTGAACCGAGGACTGTCTTACTTTCCCGATACCATCATGCAAGCAAACGAGATGAATCGCTATGGTGCTTTGCGTAAGCGAATGCAGTTTGACTTTCTGAGACACAGCATCCGCTCTAGGAAACGGTTCAGCAAGTGGTTCAAGGCAGAAGAAGCAGAAAATCTGGCATCTATCAAAGAGCGGTATGGGTGTTCTGACGCCAAGGCAAAAGAGATCATGCGAGTGCTGACCCATGAGCAAGTTGCAGACATTGTGCGTTCGACCAACAAGGGTGGCGTCTAAGTAAGCCTGTTCCTACATATCAGAAAGTGAGGCATACTCATTGGCATGGAGTGAATATGTATGGAACACCAACCGAAAATTACCGTAGACGAACTAGTAGAGATCATGCTGGCAAAGCCAGATGACTTCCTAAAGGTAAAGGAAACCCTGACCCGCATTGGGATTTCCTCAAAGACTGAGAAGAAACTGTATCAGTCTTGCCACATTCTACACAAGCGGGGCAAATACTACATCGTCCATTTCAAAGAACTGTTTGCGCTTGACGGCCTTCCATCAACTCTAACAGAAGCAGACATTGCCAGACGCAATACAATTGTAACTCTGTTGGATGAGTGGGGACTGTTGAAGATTGTGAACCCCACACAAGTTGCAAGTGTTGCATCGGGTCTTGCTCAAATCAAGATCATTCCCCACAAGGAAAAGGGAGATTGGGAACTGGTTCCCAAGTATCATATCGGTAAGAAGTTCTAATCACTATAAGAGATTCATT